ACACAAGATTGACAACCACCTGGAGGATCACGACAATGGCGTTACGCGACGAAATAGAACCAAGACAAAATAGGTTGCACGACCTAGGCGTTTGGATTGATGCACAGCCAAACGGCGAAGAATGGTATGACCTGATTTACAACTTGGATTACAGCAATCACTCGATAGCCCGGCTGTTGACCAAACATGGCTTCAAGTGCGATTGGAACGTTGTTTACCGATTTAGGCGCAAGCATGTCTCTAAGTAACGAGATTGCTGAGGAGCAGACGCTCGAGCAGTTGCGTGAGGCGCTGAAGCGTTCTCAGCAGCAGTACGCAAAGCTCAAGGTCAAGAACGACGAGTTGGTGCAGGCTGTGTATCAGGCCGCCAAGGACGCAAGCCTTGGTACGCCACCAGTCAAAATCAAGCCACCGACCAAGGACACTCGCAAAGGCAAAGCCGAGGTCGCAGTAATTCACTGCACCGACTGGCAGCTTGGCAAGAAGTCTGTGTCCTATGGCTCGGAAACATGCGGTCAACGCATAGATCGCTTCATTGACAAGACGTTGCACATCACTGACATTCAACGCAAACATCACCCGGTACGCGAAGCGGTGCTCATGCTTGGCGGTGACATGGTGGAGGGCATGGGCATTTTTCCCGGGCAGGCGTACGAGGTGGACAGCCACCTGTACGAGCAACTGTTTGAGGTGTCCAGGCTGATTGCCAAAACGGTGACAACACTTGCCAGCAACTTTGAGACTGTGCGCGTCGTGTGCGAATACGGCAACCATGGGCGCATTGGTCGGTACGGCGAAATGCCAAAGGGTGACAACGTAGATCGAATTTCGTATGAGATTGCACGCAACAAGGTCGGTCACTTAGTCAAGGATTGGCAGTCATCTGATGCTTGGTACCAAATCGTCAAGATTGGCACCTACACAGCGCTACTGGTGCATGGCGATGAAATCAAGAGCTTTGGCGGTAACACGCCAGCGTTCGGCATCCTGCGCAAGGTCAACGCATGGGCAGGTGGAGTCATTGAGGACTTCAACGACTGCTACATGGGCCACTGGCACACGCCAATGTCGCTCACCATGAGCAACGGAGGCCGCATCTTTGTGACAGGCTCGCCAGAGTCGCACAACGAATACGCTCGAGAGTTCGTTGCAGCCACCGGGATACCAAGCCAACGGTTGCACTTTGTTGACCCAGACAAAGGCCGGGTAGCGGCGGAGTACGTGGTATGGCTGGACTAGACGGAGCCATCGTCCAAGTGACGTGGCATGACGCTCACAGCCTTGACAACAACGAATGGCACGAACTAGGGGACATTGATGACCAGCCACTGGTGTGCGTGTCCGTGGGCATCCTGAAGCGGTACAAGCGTCACTGCGTACTTATCCAGACCTGCACGGCAGATCAGGGTGCCGACAACGTGCTGCTCATACCGTGGGGAATGGTACGAAAAGTAGAGAAACTGAGCATCCCACACAAGCGACGAAAAAGCCGCTAAGGTCAAAACAGGCTTCTGGAGGGGCCTACACATGACACACAACCTGATTACCTACGAAGTCCTCACCGGGCTTTGTCCAGATACAGCGCAACAATTCCACTTGGTAGTGTTCAGGAACGCTGAAGGCGAGGTCGTAAAGGCCCAGCTGCGTTACCGATTTAACGCTGACGAGGATTGGAGCGAGCCATCAAAACTGACCCATCAGCCTCGCATCGACCCGGAACACCCGAGCGTCGCATGAATCCGCTAGCAGTGATTGCCTTGGCTTTGTCCGGGCTATTTGGCGTGACCTTGGCTGTTACGTCCGACCCACAAACCGACACCATTGGGCTGGTGTCCGAGTCCACCGTGTACACGGCTCCCCTTTCGGGCACGGTGGGCTTGGACACCGCTTCAGACGCGTCAGGAAGCCCTGAGAGCGTCGTAACGACCATGCCCCCATACACAGGCCCAGGCTGCCGAGAATGGGCTGATACAGCCCTACGAGCAGGCTTTGTGCTTGATGACCTATGGTTAGCGCTACAGGTGGCAGAGCTTGAATCAGCCTGCCTACCTAACGCCATTGGTGACAATGGGCAGAGCTTCGGCCTGATGCAGATTCACACGCCATCATGGTGCCAACCGAACAAATACTGGCCTCGCGGCTACCTGCAAACCAAAGGCATGATCGATGACTGCACAGAGCTGTTTGACCCACTGACCAACTTGTGGGTGGCATGGCACATCGCAACAAACTACGGCTGGGAGAACTGGAGCACGTACGACAATGTTGTGGGCTGACTATTTCTTTGCCGGGGTGTTCACGACATACGTTGTGGGATGCGTGTATTACATTGTCAAAACCACGGAGAGGAAAAAGTGAGCAGCAACATTGACCCGGGCGATGCCGCGTATCGAGCATGGCAACTCACCAAAAACGGTGAGCGCATGGAACAGTACGGTCACCCATTCACGGACTACACCATGGTGCGCCGTATCTTTGGTGTGCTCACCAACTTCAAGCACAACCTGACCGTGCAAGAGGCCATCATGTTTATGGTGGCAGTCAAATTGGCTCGGCTCATGAAAAGCCTTGACAACGAAAAAATGCACGAGGATTCATTGGTTGACGCAATCGGCTACCTGAACTGCTTACACATGGCTGACGCACGCGATCAACTGCTCGATGCACCACTACACGTACTAGGAGACATGGAGTTCTGGCGTGACAAGCCCACAGAAGCGTAAAGGCCATGCAGCAGAGCTTGCAGTAGTCAAATGGCTACGAAAGTACGGAATCAAAGCAGACCGTATTCAAGCAGGTACTCACGATGACAAAGGCGATGTCACAGGCTGGCCCGGTGTTGTCATTGAGGTCAAAGACCGTAAAGCCCACGACTGGGCTGGCTACTTCAGGCAGTTGCGTGCACAAATGACGCACGCCAACGCCTACACAGGAGTCATCATTTGCAAACGACCTGGGCACACCGATGTTGCACAGTGGATGGCCGTTATGCCAGTGGATGAATGGTTCAACCTGATGCTGCTATTGGAGGAAAAGAGCAAATGAGTTTCAACCTGGACAATTACGTTGACGTACCAACACGGCTACGCATGGCGTTAGACAAATACCCCGACCTGCGAGTGCAAGAGTCGCAACCTACGTTCCGTGAGGTCAACGACAAGTTGTACATCGAGATACGTTGCACGGTGTGGCGAGACAAAGACGATCAACTGCCGTGCATCGCGTACTGCTGGGAGCCATTCCCGGGCCGTACGCCATACACGAAAGACTCAGAGCAAATGAATGCCAGCACCTCGGCGCTCGGTCGCGCTTTGGGCATGATGGGCTTTGGCATTGACCACAAAATGGCATCTAAGCAAGAGGTCATGGCACGTCAAGAGCAGCCACGTGTGGAGATTGCCCGGTATGACGATGGCGAACCCATCCCAGACCCATTCACCGGCGAACCACAGACAAACGTGGTGCCTATGAAGGCTGGGCCGGGCAAAGCGTCAGAGAAACAGATTGGCATGATTCGAGTGTTGGCTAAGACCCGAGGCTTTACACCGGGCAGTCAAACAATGCGTGAGATTGGCACAGTGCTCAATCGTGAGGTCGTAAAGCTTGATGAGCTAAGCAAGCAAGAGGCCAGCGCAGTGATTACAGCATGGAAAAATTAGGAGGGTCAATGATCAACGAAGAAATGGTGTGGGCGGTAAATGTCGCAAATACCAATGATTGGTTTGAGATACGACGAGCCGTACCAGAAAGCGATGACCAGCTATTTCGTTGCTTCTATTACGAGGATTCACAAAACTTGATAAGAACTCATTACGTGTACAAAACTTACAGTGAGCTAATGGCACCAAATGCCTACAGGTTTTATCACAGTCCGTACATTATGCGAGAAAATGAGCGCGATTTAGACATCACTATTTACGAAAACTAAAGTACGCCAATCACATTGGTGCGTTCAGGCCGCGTGACCTGATGCAGGTGCAAATCCTCGAGGACTCATCATCCCTAGTTCGCCCATTAGAAGGGCAGCTCAGCCCATGCAAACAGATCCATTGCGTGGCAAGTGTGAACCGTGCTTCAACAACGGTCGGGATGGTGCCCGGGGCAGCTCTGCCTAAGTAGCCTTGACACACAACATGATTCAGCAGCAACACAAAACATTCATAGGCGATTGCTCAGTATGCAACGCAAATAACCTTGAAACAGACTTCGATGATCAATTAGTCAACGGCAAACCCGTCTGCCTTCCGTGCCAATCAGAGCTGATAGCAACCGAGCAACGCGAGGGCGCTAGGACAAGCGAAGCGCGTCAGCCAAACCACAATGCCTAAGCGCACATCCA